TGGGTTTGGGCATGGAAGATTTGTCGGGGCAATTAGGACAGGAAATCCAACAGATGACACGGGATTTGAATGCAAATATATCTGAATCAATTCAAGATTCAATGTTCCTGATAAAAAATGATGTCATTGAAACCATTGCAGAAAATGCAACACAACCAAAGGAAGTGATTGATGAAATATTGCAAAGGAAATTCAGAACACTTTCAACATCAAGAACAAAGATGATTGCGCAGACAACGGCAACATCAGTGACCACAGGAACGCAAAAAAGCGTATTCACAGGAATGGGAATCAAATCAATGTGGAATTCACAAAGGGATGGCAGAGTCAGGCCAAGTCACAGGCGTATGGATGGACAAATTGAAAATGAACTTGGTTGGTTCAAATTTCGTGATGGTTCATTGATTGACAGACCATGTGGCAGGTCACAGGGCGGAACATCGGTTGATGTTTCCAATGTGGTGAATTGCCGTTGTTATTTGTTTCCTGTTCAGGACAAATAGTCATGGCAGAAAAATACAAACCAACAGAAGGCATGAAGATTGAAGCTGCCCGCGCCATCAAATGGATTGAAGATGGTCACGAAGGTGGAACGCGAGTTGGAAGAATCAGAGCACGGCAAATTGTCAATGGTGATTCATTATCATTTGACATTGTGCAAAGGATGTATTCCTATTTTTCAAGGCATGAAGTTGACAAGAAAGCAGAAGGCTTTGAACCTGATGAAAAAGGATATCCAAGCAAAGGGCGTGTTGCATGGGGATTGTGGGGTGGTGATGCAGGCTTCACATGGTCACGAAACATAATTGAATCAGCAAAAGCAAAACAAGAATCAAAAGGAATGAATATGCAAAATGTTATCCATCGTGAATTCACTTTAGTGAAACGCGATTATGATGAAAAGGAATATGAAGAAAAAGATGATGGCATTTGGTCTTTCACCATCAGCACCCCTGATGTTGATAGATATGGGACCATTATCATTCCAAGTGGAATTGATTACATGGCATACATGAATAATCCTGTTGTCTTAATCAATCACAAATCAGATTATTTGCCAATTGGAAAATGTCTTGGATTTTTCTTGAATGGTGAAAACTTGGAAGCCACAATCCAATTGGACATGAACGATGAAAAGGCATGCAAGGTAAATGACAAAATCAAGAATGGATTTGTGTCTGCCGTTTCCGTTGGAATTATTCCAATTGAACAAACAGAACAAACGATTGAAGGCGAAAAAATAATCACATACACAAAATCAGAATTGGTTGAATTTTCGGTTGTCACGATTCCCGCAAATCGTGATGCATTAATCAAGAAACATTTTGAGAATCAGCAACCCAAAAGTTTCCGCGATGTATTAAAAAAATTATATGAGGAAAAACGAATGTTGACACCTGAACAAGTTGTCGCCATTGAAGAACAATTACTGCCTGTCATCAAGGAAGCTGCATTGCTATTCTTGAAAGAGGAATTGGGAATTGATGAAACATTGGCAACACAAGCAGCAGAGGAAGGCACAATGGCAATGGCAGAAAAAGTCATGTCCATTTTGAATCCTGATGCAACAGCAGAACCCGAGCCACAAGTAGAACCTGCACCTGCACAACCATCACCTGATGCAACAGCACCTGTTGAAGCATCATTTGAAACAAGAGCAGGCAGAAGAATTGCAGCAACAACAATGTCATTGATTATGGAAGGCGTTGGAATGATAAATGAAGGAAACAAGAAAATCAAAAAAGCGATTGATACAGAAAGAGGCTTTTCAATTGAATTGCCTGTCAAGATGAATGCAGAAACAATTTTGAACACAATTGAATGGAAATGAATAAGATGAATAACAACATCATAACAACAACAAAAGAAGATTTGCAAAAGGTTGTTGAAACCAAAGCAAATGAATTGGCACAGGAAAAACTTCGCAACATGAATCCTATCAATGTTCCACAATCAGGATTTGTGAAGGTAAAAGCAGAGCACGATTCCAAGCGTGATCAAGCTCGCATTGTTGCTGATTATATTACAGCAATCACCAAAGGCAAAATTGGTGCAGCAGAAGACATTGCAAACCGTGCAAATGAAAAGTATATCACAAGAGCAAATTTCAACACAGGCACAAATGCACAAGGTGGTTTTGCGGTTCCACAATTTTGGGTGGAAGAAATCATGACTTATGCTGATAGATTTGGATATGCAAGATCACTTGCAAAAATATATCCAATGCGTGGCAAAGTTGAAAACATCACATCATCAGGTTCATTCAGTGCAGCGGTTGTTTCCGAAGGTTCATCCCTCACATTGACAGACAGCGCAAATTTCTATACAGGAACAGCATTGACAGCAAAGAAAATTGTTGGTGGATGTATTGTTTCTGATGAACAATTGAGAGACGCAACACCAGCGTTTTTGGATTACACAATCAGTGGATTGGCACAGGCAGTTGCTGAAGCAGAAGACAAACAATTCTTCAAAGGCACAGGTAATGCACCTGAATTCACAGGTTGTTTGGTATTGTCTGGAACATCCGTAATTAGACAAGGCGGTGCAAATAATTCAACAAAAGATGCATTTGCAGACATCTCATGGAAAGACCTTATCAATCTTCGCTTGGGTGTGAATTCATCAGTTGGTTCCAATGGTGTATTTGTTGTGCCACAATCTGTTTTTGGTTACCTCTTGAAAGAAACTGATGCAGTAAATGGCAGACCAATTTGGGACATGATCAGACCAATGGAAGTGAATTCAATTGGATTGACAGCACTCGAAAACAATACCTATGTCACACCAACAGGCAGACCAATGCATGTTGTGCCTGATTCATTATTCCCAACAGACGGTGCAAATGTTGCATCAGCAGTTTATGCAGACTTTTCACAATATTCAATTCTCGGAATTCGTGAGGATGTTTCGATTGATGAATACAAAGAATATTTTGCATCAACAGGTTTGGGTGGAACATCACAACGCGGAATCATGGTAAGTGAGTCAATTGGAATTGCATTCCCTGCACCATCTGCAATCGGTGTGTTGAAAACATCAACTACTTAATCAGGTGAATCATGATTGATGCAATTGTATTGAAATCATTTGCAGGTTTGGAAGTTGGAAGAATTACACAATTGAAAGATTTTGAATTTGAAAAACTTCATGCAAGTGGACATGTGACAAAAGAGGATGCAGGCGAAAAACCTGCACCCGTAATTTCTAAAAAATCATCAGAACCAAAGGCAACAAAGAAATGAGTTATTCAACGGCATACCCTCGGATTCAACAGGCATTTTTTCAATTCAACAATCTTGAATTGGCAGGTGATCAATCTGCGGAGGATGCCGTTTTATATGAATGGTTTGATGATCTATTTGATATATGCTTTGATGAGGCTGAAGGCTATTGCAATCAGCCTCTTCGAGCATCTGTTATAAATTATGTTTTTACCTATTCTCAAGCCCGTCACGGCTTGGAAAGTGAACACAGGTGGAAATATATCCCCTTCAATGCAAACACATCTGTGACGGCTTTTCAATGGCGTGTTGATGAATTTGGAAGCTATGCAAATGTGAGTGCAGGAAATTTCACAACATCAGTTGATAATGGATTGAACTTTGTCATATTCAGGAATATCAACAGTGGACAATTTCGTGCAACGCTATCAACAGGGTGGAGCGATGCCAATTTACCAAATACAGTGATTCAAGGCATAGTTGAAATGGCATCATGGATATACAAGCAAAGTGCAAATGGTGGTAATTGGTTTGGGCTTGGTTCTGTTTCCACAGGCGGTGCAGGACAGAATGTGAATGCAAGTATTTTGCAGGATTTGAAATGGCAAAGATTCTTTGACAAATATAGAATTGCGGTGGTGTAAATGTTTACAAGCTCACAAGCAATGAATGTCATCAGACCTGTCATTGCAGATCAGATGCAACAATTCCCTGTCTTCATGCAAATATCAATTGCGAAATTCATGAAAGACCAAGGTGGTACAGGCGGTGCAACATCTTCTGCACCCGTATTCAACACAGGAAATGTTTTGTACAAATCAAGTGGTAAGTTGTTTCAATCATTCATCAAGAACAATCCAAACAATATCTATCGTGCAAAACAAAGTGGAAACAAATTTGAATTGGAATATGGAAGCAAAGTTGTTTATGCAGCAATACATGAATTTGGTGGATTCATCAAAGGAACACCATTGACTGTCATCAAAAGCAAAAGCGGTCGGAAGCTGAAAAAGGAAACAACCAAGATGGCGCAATTCTTTTGGTTCAAATACTACAAAACAAAGTCACCATTTTTCAAAAGGATTGCATTGTCAGTTGAACAGAAAGGCGGTGTTGATATTAAGGCAAGACCATATTGGCAAAATGCAATTGATGATTTCAATTCAAATGTCAAAGAAAGATTCACAAAGCAAATCAAAATGGCAATTGTTCAGCAAATACAAGACATGCAAAACAGAACACGGGAATGATTTATGTCAAGAGAAAAACACATCACAGATGCAATCATTGAAAAACTTGGCATGATGTCAGGTGTTCGAATATATGAACAAATCCTGCTGAACAAATATGAAACATATCAATTTGATTATATAGGCATATATGGTTCAGCAGATGAAAGATTCACAGAGTCAATGGAAGACATGTCAGCAGTTGCCGATTTGGGCAAAATAGATTTGTTTATTCTATTAGGAAATTCAGTCAAGAAAACACCGACATTGGGTGCAGCCAAATTACGACATGCCATGCAAGAATTGGCAGAGCGTGTGGAATATTCATTGCAAGATTTCAGGATTGAATTCTACAAATCAGATTATGAAACAACAACATTTTCACCTGTTCACTATATTTCAAGTGAGCCGATAACATATTCAGATGATGAAACAAAGGGATTGACATTGATGACATTTCGCATTTTTTACACAAGAATATCATGAATAATTTACTATCAGTTTGCATCATTCATCCAAAGAAAGCAAACCTATCAAGACTGATTTCAAGATTGCCAAAAGGAACACAAATTGTTTCATGTGCAGTTGAACAAAAGGATGAATATGAAAATCAATTTGAAGTCATTGCGAACACACCAAGCATTGTTTCTATTCATTACTATTATCAAGATTATGGCATTGACTTTGACTTTGCTCAAATCAGAAACAAGATGGATGAATTGGCATCAGGTGATTGGTGTTTGCATATTGATTCTGATGAATATT